GGAAGTATATGACATGGTAGATAAGTACATAACAGACAATGAGTATGACGTAAGAGCATTTGGATTTGACCCTTATAACTCAAGAGAATTTGTCGAGAGATGGGAAAAAGAAAATGGTCCCTTTGGCCTAGAGAAAGTCATACAGGGAGCAAAAACTGAATCAGTTCCTTTGGGAGAACTAAAAAAGCTTGCCGAAAATAGAGCTTTACTATTTGATCAGGAACTTATGACCTTCTGTATGGAAAACTGCATCGTTCTAGTTGATACAAATGGAAACAGAAAGCTTCTTAAGAAACGTCATGACGAGAAAATTGATAATGTGGCTGCAATGATGGACGCTTTTGTGGCTTATAAATTAAACAAAGATGCTTTTGAATAAGGAAAATCAAAATGAATAATTATTTAATGCACTTTAATCCATTTCATGATCCAAAGAATGGTCAATTTACAAGTGGTGGATCTTCTGGGCATATACCTGCTGTGGCTTCTAAGCAATTAAAAGCTAATAAGAATGATAAGATATTTCTTGATCATTTGAAGAAAGAAGGAATTATTAAGGACACAGAAGAAGCTAGGAAAGGCATAAGCTCTGGATCAGTAAAACTTAAGAAAGGCTCTGATCTATATGTTCGAGACAAAATTCTTGGACATGGGAGAATTTTAAAAGAAGATGTGGACAATCATTATTATATTACTACTATTAATAATGGAAAAAATACGACATATGCAATGATTTCTAGAAATGGCAATAGAGCGAGTATATCTGCTTATGCAAGAGAAGGATATATCAAACAAAATCTGTCCGATAAAACAGTGAAATACATTGAGTCGTTATTTAAGGACGAGGAGTAATTAAAATGCAAAACGAATATTTAATGCACTTTAATCCATTTCATGATCCAAAGAACGGACAATTTACGAGCGGCGGAAGTGGAACAACTAGATCAGAAGCAAAAAAGTATCAGAAGAGATTAACAGGACTCACTGTACTTGATGTAAAAAATAAAGGTGATCGAAATGTTGCTCAATATAGATACAATGAATTGCAAAACAAAATAAATAAAGCAAAAAATAGTCAGAAAGCTGAAAAGCTGCAGCAAAAATATGGTCAAAAGATGCAAGATTATAAAAAGCAGATTGAATTATCTGAGAGTCTTATTCGTAAAGGTCATGCACTTACCAATGCAGTTCTTAAAGAAGCTTCAGAAAAAGGATATACTATTAATTCCAAGCAGGTACACAGAGATGCTGCCGCTGGAGAAAAGATTTTTGCTAATATTCTTGTTGGATATCCAGGAGTAGTGGCTATTAGTTTAAGCAAAGGCGGAACTAAAAACACGACAGTTGAGACAACAAAATATAAAGTAAAAAAATAAAAGGAATAATTCAAAATGGCTTATTCAATCACAGAAAGATTTAAAAATGCCTGGAATGCATTCACATCAAGAGATCCGACGGTAAATGTAGCTGAATACTCTTACGGCAGCAGCTTTCGTCCAGACAGGAGATATAGCTATAGATCAAGTGATAAATCAATTATTACGACTGTCTTTAATCGAATTGCTGTAGATGCTTCTCAGGTGGATATCAGGCATGTAAGACTAGATGATAAAGGCAAGTATGCTGAAGATATTAAGTCAGGTCTTAACGATGCACTTACAATCAGCGCAAATATAGATCAGACTGGAAGAGCATTTGTTCTTGATGCAGTGTATTCGATGCTTGAAGAAGGATGTATTGCTCTTGTTCCAACTGTAACTGATATCAATCCAGAGAAGACTGGATCATATGACATTAAAGAGCTTCGAGTAGGTCAGATACTCGAGTGGTATCCAAAACATGTGAGACTTAATCTTTATAACGATCAAACAGCAAGAAGAGAAGAGATTACACTTCCTAAAAGTATGGTTGCAATTGTAGAGAATCCGTTCTATTCGATCATGAATGAGCCTAACTCTACTTTGCAAAGATTAATTCGGACACTTAATCATCTCGACATAGCAAATGAAAAGAATGCTTCTGGCAAACTGGATCTTATTATCTCACTTCCTTATACAGTGAAGACTCCGCTTAAGCAACAGCAGGCAGAGGCTAGGCGGAAAGAAATAGAGATGCAGCTTGTCGGGTCAAAGTACGGAATTGCATATACAGATGGCACCGAGCGGATTACTCAGCTTAACAGGCCACTTGAGAATAATCTTTGGAAAGAAGCTCAGGATCTGCAGACAATGCTCTTTAACCAGCTTGGCCTTACGCAGAGTATCTTTGACGGAACAGCTGATGAGAAGGCTCTTAACAACTATTACAGCAGGACAATCGAGCCTATCTTGAGTGCTATTACAGAAGAGATGATTAGAAAATTCCTTACACCTACTGCTATAACACAGAAGCAATCAATCAAGTTCTTTAGAGATCCATTCAAACTTGTAACAATTGCTGACCTCGCTGATGTTGGTGAGAGATTTACTAGAAATGAAATTCTTTCTTCAAATGAAGTTAGAAGTATTATGGGAATGAAGCCAGTAAATACTGCAAGAGCAGATGAGCTTGTAAATAAGAATCTTTACACAGAATCTGGACCGATAGAAGAGATTCCTGCTGACGAGGAAATTGCTGCAGAAGAAACGCCTGAAGAAATTCAAAATGGCAGTGAAGTCGACGATGAAGAGTCTGAGCTTGATAGAGATATAGAGATTGATGACGAAGAAGAATCTGACAATGAAAAAGATCTTCCCAAATTTGATCTTGATTCTATCGAGAAAGATCTTAAAGATCTTGAGAATCTTAAGGACGATTCAGATGAAGAAGAGGAAGAAGTAAATATTCCAGAAGAGAGCTTTGATGAACTTGATAAAGCACTCACTGCTCTTGAAGAAGAAACTGAAGAAACTGAATTCGAAGATGAACTAAAAGCTGTTACTGATGCTCTTGACAAGATTCTTAAAGGAATTGAGGGGGTGTAATGCATGCCTTATTCAAGCAAGTATTATGACCCTGTAAAAGCTCACGAGTATTATGAGGCTCATAAAAAGCTGAAAGGAAGATTTGCAAGAGCGCATCCGATGACTAAGGAAGAGCTCAGCATTTACAATCATAACTATTACGAGGAGCATAAACACCTAAAGGGAAGAAGTTCATCTCCGGTTAGATTGTATTCTACTAATAGGACTTCAGCTCCGATAGCAAATAAATCTTCTTCCTTTACCACAAATCAAAATGGTAGTAATTCTAGTTCTAATCGAAATAGAGAATCATACGATGAGAGAGTAGCAAGATTACGTGCTGAAAAAGAAGCTTCAGGGTTTTACTCAAATAGCTCATCTGATGGAGATTCATCAAGTGAAAGCGAATACACTAAATCTGGACGTCTCAAAACAACCGGTCTTAACAAAAAAGGCCGTGAGATTGCAAGGAATTTTAGAGAAGCATTTGAAGAAGAAAGACAGCAAAAAGCTAAGGCTTACTCTGATGATAATGCTGCAAGACGCAAAGCAAATCGAGATAGTGTAAGTGCAACAATTAAAGGATACAACGAAAGAACTAAAGCCCAAATAAAGGACCGAAGTGAACAAACTAAGGCTCTTGTCAAGCAAAATAGTGAAGAAACAAAAGAAAAAGTAAAAGCTTTAAGTGAGCACGTTAAAACTATAATTGAACAGCATGCAGCTCAAATGCAAGAACGTATTGAGAAAGCTAAAGAAGCTAGAGATAAGCAGATTGAGCAGCGTAAGAAAGAAGTTTCGAACGATGCAGGGCACCTCAAGCATATGACAGAGATGTTTAATAATAGACTTAAGCATATGACGGCAGAGCAAAAAGCTGCATTAAGAGATAGATATGCTGTTGAAATCGGAGTTTTAAGACGTGCACATGCAGAGCTTAGCAATGCTATGGAAAATGCAAATTCTAAAAGTAGATCAAGCACAAAGTCCGCTATTGAGATTATGCGCAAGCAAAATTCTGAGCAGAGGAAATCTTTAAGAGAATCAGCGGCTTCTGCAATAAAGCAATATCGTGAGCAAAGTAAAGCTAAAAATGATTCTTACCGTTCCAAGAACAGGGAGTTTGCAAAGACAATAAGAGCGGCAAACAAACAGGCTGTTGAAACGGAAAGAGAACATAGTAGAAACTTTCAGCAAGCTATGATGCAGGATAAAAAAGAATATCTTGCAAATCTTAAAGCAGACTATATTCGCTACTACAATACAGAAATTGCTGAATTAAAGAAGAGACCTGATCTTCAGGCAAATACTAGAAAGAAGTCAAGTAGTTAATTCTACAGGAGAAATTCAAAATGGGATCAGAAAAGTACGACGTTTGTGGCTATGTCACAAAAAATGATCTCCTTTGTGCCGATGGAAGAACTATTAGGAAAAACGCATTTATTGGAAATCATAATACTGTAGTTCCAGTGGTTTGGAATCATAGACATGATGACCCGGATATGGTTATTGGCCATGCACTTTTGGAAAATCGTGATGACGGCATGTTTGGTTATATTAAATTTAATGATACTGAGAAGGGTCTTCAGTCAAAAGCTATTGTAAAAAATGGTGATGTAAAAGGACTTTCAATATTTGCAAATCAGCTTAAGCAGCAGGCAGGTAATGTTTTGCATGGAAATATTAGAGAGGTCAGTCTTGTTTTGGCAGGTGCAAATCCTGGGGCAATGATTGATCTTTCTTTGTCTCATGCAGACGAATCTACCGGCGAAGTGTATGCCTATTTGGTTGGTGAAGAATACACTGAGCTTCAGCATAGTGAAGATGGT